TGATTCCCCGTCTTCTGGTTGATATTCGGGACTCTCATCTAAAAAACGTGCCATATTGTTAAACTCCGTGGCTAAATGCCATTATGGAAGGGTTATTTACGAGCGGCTCTCTCATGATCCTTAGCCCACTTATCGTCTTTATCCGGCCAACCGTGACCAACGAAATGTGTTCGGACAGGAGAGATTATCCGTTCTGAGGTATCACCACACTCAAGGCAGGTAGTCAAACTATCAGTATGATCTACCCATTGTTCTTCAATGTGATGACAAGTTATGCACTTAAAGTCGTAACGTCTAATCATTGTTAGACAACTCTTCAAATGCATTTTGTATCCCAGTTTCAAAGCGTATAATGTTGAGTAACACTACACGTTGCCCTTGTAGCTGAGATAAATCTTTTTCGTTCTTAAGGTCATCAATAGAATGACTATCAAGAATGTCTTTTGATTCTTGAACAAATTGTTTCCAACCATCTGTCAAGAATAAATCAAAATAATTTTCGTAATACTTTTGTTCTTCAGGACTCAATTGAGTTTCTCCTGTAATGTATCCCACTATTATAACATAATTAGTCTAATTTGTCAAGATGTTTCTTGACTCTTAGTTGTTTTTGTGGTACGTGGTTCTTTAGCTTCCTCAAGTTCCTTGATTCGCTTATCGAGTTTTGTCAAGATATCATTCATTTGTTCAATGACTTCTTGGAACTCTTTTTTAGTTACTACCATTACTTCCTCTCATTTGCATTTCAACAATGTCTTCTTTCGTTTCAATCTCACGTTGCTTAAGTGCTAGCTCTGCAATCTTAGCACGTCTCGTAAACTCTGCTTCTGTTGGGTCTTGCCCCATACCTTTCAATGTAGCCGCCAAACGATCTGTCTGAGCTTCTACAGGTAACAATTGGGTCTCAACCTTATTCTGTTCAATACGAGACATAACTTCTGCAGTTTGTGCTTGAGTGTACTGGAGGATGGCCTGCTCTTTAGCAAGTTGTAACTCCTGTACTTGCTGTTGCAATTGTTGTTGTCCCGGCTGAGGTTGATTGACTTTACGCAAGCCTTCAATGATCTGTTCACGGTTACTTAAGTTCATATTGTCTACAATTGACTCAATCAACATTGGGTACATTGGAGACTCAGGACTCATTGTCTGCAAGAGTTGTACAAGCTGTGTTACCTCGTATTCACGAGCAATGATACCTAGTGAGCTACTAGCAACAAACTTATAATCACTGACAGGGTATAATTCAGGATTAAACTGCATGTAACGATGAGCCGCTTTGGTTACAAACGGTAACAAGAACGAATCTTGGAAGTTAATCAGTGTGCGCTTGTGACGCTTAATGATAGCTCCAAGTGACATCGAGATGCCTGCCGCTGTAGCATCACCATTGACAGAGCCGGGGATACCTGCGGCATCAATAGCACCTGTAGCCATCTGAACCATTTGCTGTAGTGTCTGTGCTTGGTTAAATGTTGTTGGATCTAACTTGCCAAAATTGAAGGGCTGTAGAATCTCTGCGGGATTGCCATTCGTAAGGATGGCCTTGCCGGGTCGTACTTCCAACTTGCTTCCCCTAGGAAGGCGTGAAGCATCAACAGCAAGCATAGGGTGTACAGTAAGCGCAAGTGCGTCAATTCTAGCTCGTAACTCCGTATCTAATGCCTTTTGAGCATTGTAGCCTTTTTCACAAATACCACGACCCCAGAAACGTCCCGGTACAACATCCCAAGGGAATGCAACAACAGGACGATCTTGCATCATGTATGGGTTTGGTTCAGCCTTTAATAAAACACCACCGTTAGCAATAACAATAATTGCTTCAGTGTACTCTGCCTCATCCTCTTGCTCTTCTGCTGTTTCGTCTTCTTCACCCTCTTCGTTAATAGAGTTGAGAAGATACGTTGGTACAAGGCCATAGTACTTCGTCAGGCGGACTTTATCATCCATGTAGATGGTAAGGTCTTGGTCAGGCTCAATGTCCGTGTCAGGAGCCGCTACAGCAACGTCAACGTCAAAGTAAATCCCTGATTCCTGAGCTTGTGTGACTTGGTGCAGTGGGACGAACTCGTCAATCGCAACACCTAAGGCTTCTTCAATAGATGTCGCTACAGGGTCGATCAAGAAGTTCTGAGGCATCACAGGACGCATCTTAACTAATGTTCGGGTGCTTTCCATAACACCAACAGCAGTCATCTCACCTTCCATGATGGGCTGAGTAGCAGGCTTTAGCTCCGTCACTTGGTCAAGAATGATCTCACCGACACCAGTCCCAAAGACTGCAGAGTTAATCAAGCACTCTGCAATTGACTTACGAGCCTTAGCATACTTCATGTCTTCGTCAAGCTGTGTACGGAGAATCTGAATGTCGCCCTTCTGCTGATCTTGGTAGTCATCAGCAATGTCAAACCACTTCCCTCTTCCAAAGGTTGCTTCTTCGACCTCTGCGACTGCAGATTCTACGGCTTGCTGAAGGGCAGGGGAGATAATGCGAGAGCGTTCTGAAGCTCGCATAGAGTCTTCTTCAGCCCAGATACCTCGCCATAGACGATAGTACTCATCAAACTTTTCTTGGTAATTAGATTCAAAGTGGTCACGCCATTGGTTACACTTATGAATTACCCATCCTTCTAATGAGCCTGTGTCTTCTTGGTTGTGATCATAGTCCATGTTAATATCCTGCTACTGGATCAAGTATTTCAAAGTCGTCTTCTTCGTAATCGTAGTAGTACGACACCTTTGCTAATTGGTCAATGTAGGCTAAAGAGTCCACAAGGTCATCATGGACAAGATGGTTTGGAAACTGGAATAGCTCGTCCATAAACTCTGCATTCCAATCTCCTTTGTTTAATGTAATCTGTCCATGCTCAAAGCGTCCTTGAAGAGCCCATACTACACGATCAGTTTTCTTCTTGTTCCCGTGGGTCAACTCTTCCACCCTGAAGAACCGTTGCTTTGACTTCATTAAGTCGGTAAGGTAAGGAAGTACCGCATTCTTTAGTGCTCCTTTTTCTATACCAACTGCGACTGGTTGATAGGCATGAACAGCGTCGAATATTTTCTTTGCGGTTTTCTTGATATCCCATCTTCCATGTACAATGTCGGCTACCCACCATCCGTTTTCGTTCGCTTTGACGATTGAGATGGCTGTTTGGTCGAGCTTGGTGTTCTTGGACTTAGTTGCAGATTCAACATTAGCAAAACCCGCAAGGTCAACTGAAATATAATAATCACCAAACTCAGGCTCTTCATCATCAAACTTAATCCAATCCTCTTTGAAGATTTCAGAACCGCTTGCTTCAAACGATGCCATAAACTCCTGTCGGAATGCGTAAGACGACATGGACTTTTTAGCTGTATCAATTTCGTCTGGGTCGAGAAGTGGATTGTCGTAAGACGTAAAATGCCAAGCCTTATAGCTATCGTCATCTGACAAAGTAGCGTAGTTATATAGTTCATAAAAGTGGTTACGGCCCATTGGTGTCCCAATGAACATCGCATCTCCCTTTTGGTCGGCAAGAGCAGGTCTTAGGATTTGTTCCCAGACACTAGGCTTCATATCCGCATATTCGTCCATAACAAGGAACTTAAGGGATACACCACGCATGGTCTCCGGTCTGTCAGCACCCTTGAGGGAGATAGTACAGCCGTTGATCAAGGTAATTTGTAGGTTGTTAATGTGTGAGCTTTTGATCACTGGGTGGGCTAACTCAAGCAGAGTAGACCACATAATGTCCCTAGCTTGCCCTTGTGTTGGGGCAACATAGAATACTTGTCCACGCTCAGTCTGTAGGGCGTTGATAATAAGCAACCAAGCCGCTAGGCGGGACTTACCAGTACGACGACCTGCGGCAACAATCTTGAAACGCACAGGGTCACTAAAGACATCCTGTTGCCACGGAAGGAGTTCGACATTGAGTTCTGTACTCAAGCCTTAGCCTCTTTCATAATGTCGACAAGCTCTTTGCTACGACGTCCGACTTGACGATACCACTTAGAGTCAATCATCTCATTAGCGGCCATTAGGTAGTTACCTTCATTGACGTAACGTAACATATTCTTGAACTGTGCTAGACGATTACGACCAAGGTTGAACGCCATGTTGACTAAGACACGTTGAGCGTCTGTCGCTTGTCCTGCAAAGTTTAAGACAAGAGTACAGGCATCAGTGTAAGCAACATCACAGTCCTTACGGAAGACATCAAGGATTCTTTCGTCAGTCACAGGTGTGCCGACAGGCCAAGTGTGTTCCATGTCTTCTTCGGTAACCATGTGTCCAATGCCAAATGTAGGATACCCTTCAGAGCACAAATAAATCTCAGTGACGTAACCTTCGTGACGAACTAAATCTTCTTTGACAATCTCAATTAGTTCATCCTTCGTTATCGACATCAATCACCTCTGCGTCTATAATATCGTTCTCAGTGACTTTAGCATCACCAATGCCGCTAATGGTAATCGACACTGAAGGACGACCACCTTGTGCACTATCTTTCTCAAAGTAACTCACAGGTAACATACGATCCATTAAGAGTTTCCAAGCCGCCGCTTGGTTCTTATGGTCATCGTTAAGCGCCGCATCAAGAATACTATCAAGCACCTTTTTTGACTTAGGTGATGCTAACATTCTAGCTTTGTACTCATTGATGATGGCGGCGTCACCCGGTGGGCGACCAACCTTACCTCTTTGAGTAGGTTTTTTAGATTCGACATCCTGTTTTCTAGGACGACCAATCTTCTTAGCAGTTTCCAAAGTATTTTCCTTGTACTTAAGGGTACTTAAATGTCACTTTATGAGTAATTAATAATAAACACTTAACGGATTACTTAAGTGTTCTTAAGTATATTCCACTATTATAGCATAAAATTAACCAAATGTCAAGAGATAACTTAGGTTACCCTTAGGGTGCCGCCCTTTGGGTCACTTGTCAACCCTTTTGTATCACTTTTGTATAATAAATATTCATAAGAATATCATAAGCATAGCATAACTATGCATAATCCCAATTATAAGGTATTTTTGGGTACTTTTGGGTGCTTAAGTGGGTCTTAAGGGTGCTAAATTAGCTCTTTTTTGTGCCTGAGTGGGTACATCTATAAATAATTATGCCCCAGGGGGCCCCCCCGGCCCCATCAGGACTCCTTAGCACCCTAAAGTTTAACCTGCGAATCATTAGCCTACGAATCATTAGTGTCCTAAGGGTTAGGGGGCGAAACATTAGCACACTAAAGATTCATGGGCTAAACATTAGGGCCCTAAGGGTTGACATCAGACCCAAAGTGTGCATCACCTTGGGACAATTAGGTGTTGACATGGGGGCTGAAGTGTGCTTGTGGGTGCCAATGTGTGTGCCTATGTAGTACCCTCAGGAGCCACTCAAGCACCCAAAAGAAAACACTTGACAAATTTAATTCAAGGCAAATATGAGAAATATGTTGACATGAGTGTGCTAATGTGCATCTGGTCAATCTTTGTACAATCTGTGCAAAACTTATACTAATTTCACCAAAAGCATTAGACATTAGTCTAATAACGATTGACACCGAAAAGACTAGTACCTAAGGTGCGCTCATTCCTGACCGGCGGCCCCGGAGGGATGCGAAGCCCCAAGCGGCAGAGCAAGCATTGGATCTTTAACAACGCAAACGCATAACCCGTCTGGCCTCAAGTGTGCCGGTCGGTGGCAACTGCTCCAAGTCGGGCTACCGACTCAGGTGACAGGTGCGGCGATTCCCTCAGGGTAGCTTGGCTCCCTGTTGGTGTTGTCTCCCTCACTCTCTGGGTCGATCCGATAGCGGAGCGGGTCGAACTCCCTGCCTCACAGTAGCGACGCCACTGACCGATCACCGGAAAGGTCAAGTGCAAGACGGGCACAGACTCCCACAGGCGGTCTCAGGGCCGCTTGTGTGGACTGACTACAGCATCTCAGTCTGGGGTGCTGTACTGAGTTCACAATCAAAGGAGACACATGATGAAACTCAAGAAGCTAGGTAACAACGTAACACTGATCAAGTACGACGACGGCGAGGTACTGTTCAGCTACGAGACACCCGTGGCCGCTCTGGACTACAAAACGCATGAGTATTTCCGCACTGACAAATTCTGGTCAGTCACAACCTCACGCCACATCAATCAGTGGTTGCAGGGTGTCGATGCGGCGGAGATTTCACAGTCAGCACTGGAGGCAATGGTCAAATGAAAGCATATCAATCACTCATCAAGGAGGCCCTAGCACAGGGCTTCAGCATTGACGTCTACTCAGAGGAAGGTCTGGAGGTTGACACCTCCACGAGCTACAAAGAAATCAACGACATGGTCGAGGCTCTGGACGATCTGCCGGGTCTCAGGTTCCACGACAGCGACAGGTGCTACCGTGGGTCAGCTACGGTCAACCTGTTCGTCGATGATGACGAGACAGTCATGGATCACTCCATGAACTACACACAGCCCCACTGCTCGCCTGAGAACTCCGACAGATGGATTCAGGACTGGTGGGATCGCACCATCAAGTAACCCACTGATGAGGCCCTGTGGGATGGGCCGAAACCGCCGCAAGGCGGTCTGGGATTCCCCAACGATTAGTCATACACACGAGGAGATCAGATATGACAACTTGGACAACTTTCGAGACTCTTGACGAGTCAACCAACTGGGACGAGTTCTACATTGATCGCTTAGGCGTTCATCAGTACCGTCAGGACGAGCGCACACGGTTCAAACTTGAGCGATTGGGCGACGAGTGGAGGGTCGAAGACCTTGAAGCAGAGGGCGACCAATTCTACAAGTACCAGAGCAATATGCGCGACGTGATCCACTGGGTCGCCGGTCGTGTTTTGTACGGAGCGTAAGCCATGAGCCACGATCAACTGATGACGCTCTGGGATGAGCACTGTGAGCATGAGGCATACTTGGCCTACGATGGAGACGAGTGCCCTGACGAGGTTGCATACCTTGAGTATGCGCCTGACTGATGAGTACACTCACAGACGCACAGGTTGCCAAGGTAACCTTTGACCACTGCCGCGCTCATGAGAACGTGGCTGACCTGTCTGACAAGCAGGTCTGGGTGATCGGCTATATGTATGCCGGTTGGATCAAGGACAACTACGGGGCAGTCACCCGCACCAAATTGATTGAGGTCATGCCTGAGGGTATGGCTGAAGTCATGGAGCGGTTTGACCTTGACCGTGAGGCGTGGTTTGCGAGCCGCCCCTAGCCCACTGATGAGGCCCTTAAGCAAGGCCGAAAGCCTCCCTGTCCCTCATGGGGAGGCTCTGGGTAGCTAAACAAGAGGAGAGCACCAATGACTGAACAACAGCAGACCTTGCAACGAATGATGCAAGACTT